TCACTAGTAATGATTTGGATATTACCAACACCATCATCTTGAAGATAAACATTTTGTCCGTTGTAAGAGAACACACCACTTTTGATTGCTGGTTTGTATGTAGCAAACCCTCTATCCTCATCGAATGGATACGGCTTGATGAGTTTAGCAACAAATTTAAACGATGGGTTTAGTGCAACGTTAAGTGCTGGAGAAAACTCAATGTAAGGCATTACTGAAATTTCATTACTTACCACTGAAATGTCTACCGCATCGATAGCCGATGACAATGCCGAAACTCTAAGCTTCGTATTAAAGTCATCAAGATATTGGGTGTTGTACGCCACAATAGCATTTCTTGCTAATGTTTCGATATCAGCAGTAGATTTGCGTGTTAACTTAGGGTTATAATACAGATCAACAATTGCACAACCATACATGAATTTAGTTGCTACAAAAATAGGTTCGATTGCAAGTGGGCTTCTCTCTTTCAAATACTCAATGTATGTGTTAGAAAGAGTGTTGGACAAACTCTCTTGTCCCTGACCAAGGTATACCGAAATGGCAACCTTACCAAATTGTGGTGGCTCAAGGTCTTCACCGCCGTATGCCGCAACCGCTTGAATTTCTGGATATTGTGTTTTCAAAAGAATTTCATAGTCTGACGTGGTGACCGCACGTTCTTGTATTTGCAAACTCTTAGGGGCAAAGTATCTGATACTTTCAATACTTTCTCTCTCAGCACCACCAGCAGCTATTTGTGTTGTTGTTACCGCCGCACTACCAAAGTTAGTAGCCATTGAGAATAATGTCGCACCATTACCTTCAGTGCCTGATGTAATTCTATAACGTACTCTAATGTCTTCGAACTCTTCTGGTTGGAAGCCAAAAACATTGTTTCCAAAATAAATTGTATAACGACCATCGTAATATGGTTCAATATAGAATACCTTGTCTGTTGCCCCAACACCAAAGATGTCGTTTTTACGTAAGAATACGTTTTCATTTTCTGTAGCTTCAGCATCAACGAATACCGCAATGGATTCAGTATCTGCGTTTTCGTTGGAAAGTACAACACGTAAAATGCCATCCACATCAACAAAGAAACCTTCACGCTCGAAACTTGCTAACATCTGACCTTCAAAGATTTCCACGCCCTCAGCAACGAATGTGCTAGGTGCAGTCTTCTTTGCAACATAGGCTTCGTTAGTAACAAACTCAAAGTTCTCACCGTTATATATCGAAGTGAATGGGGTGTATTGTGGAATAGTAATTGATTGCCCAGTTGTAGTTGAGTCTGTAAATGTAACAGTGACAACAGCTTTGGCAGAACGTCTTGATCTTGGAAGATAATTCAATTCTTTTGCATGAGAAACGATGGAGTTTCTTAACACAGCAGAGTCAAGGAACATTTCATTGATCGCCATGTTAGAATAGAAGTTATTTTGAAATGTGTTGTAAGATAGCACATCAAGTAACACAGACATGTTTGATCCATCAAAGTTATAGTCTTTGAATTGCGTCTGGCTTTGCAGATACTCTTTGAACTGTGATTTTACTGCTTCAAAATCTAGCTCTGAAATGTTTAGCTTAACCATTTATCTGGTCCTCTCTAAAAATACATCAACAGATATTGGCTGTTGATTATTTAAAATGTAAAATTGTATTCGAATTCTGACAACATTATCTTCATCAATTGAAGTTACGGTCACATCGATTATCTCTGCCCTTGGCTCATGTAGATCAAGTGTTGTTCTTACTTGGTCTTCTATCAAAGTTAAAACACCTGGTGTAATGTTTTCAAATAGCATAGCTCTAATATTGCCACCAATGTTTGGTTGCATTAATCTCTCACCACGATCAGTGAGTAATATATTCGTTATAGATTCCTTAATAGAATCTTCGTCTTTAAACACAGTCAAATCCAATGATAGAGGACTAATTTCAAGGTCTTTCTTAAAATCAGAATATATTGATATCTTTTTGCTTCTTTGTGTTACTAATGCTACTACCATCTTCGCCCCCATGTGGATATATTTTCAGAGCGCCAATCTAAGTGAATGAATTGCATATCTTCATAGAAACCAAAGCTAGTGAAACCAAGCTTCCTTCCCTCATTAACCAAGTCAATTCTCATGTTCCTAGTCCAACCATTAACTTTGATATCAACTGCTTTCCCCAATAAGTGTTGAGATTTCGGTGCGGGTTTATAACCTTGTGATTTTAAGAATCTCTGATATTCTGCATTTCGGTATAAGCTTGTTAGTCTAAAAGCGCCAAACCCCGAATGAAGTTCGTTCATTCTTTTGTTCAATCTCAAAATAAGAATTTTTGTATGCGTGTGAGTTTGAGTCCAACCCAAAGAACCAAGAATAGGTTCTGTTTTGTTAGGCCAAGTCTTGAAAGTCCACCCACCAACTGGTACAAATACAGGATGGCGTCCAAGTTTAATTTGTAACCAAGTTGGCAACTCATCCAATTCTGCTATCGTCGCATCAGTCGGCATAGGTGCTGGTTGTGTTGCTTTTGATTCCAAATCAATGTCAGGTAAAGATGTCGTTACGATTTCAGAATTGTATGATTGCCAAATTTTCTTTTGTTCTGCTATTTTTGCCGCTCTTTCTTCTGGGGTAAATCTAATAGCACCAGAACGAACAACACTAGAAGTCGCTAGTGCTGATTTCCCTTTTAGGATATTGAGAGTTTGTTCATATTCACCCTTGATATTATCAAGAGGCGCTTTAAGACCACCAAGAATGGCTTCTACGCCAGAAGCAAAACCACAGATACGCATCATTAAAAACATAATCTCTTCTAATGATGGGTTGTCAAATAGACCAACAGCGTAATCAATCATTCCTGTAATTTTAGATTTTATTTTCTTTAAATTTTCTGGACTAAACGCTCTCATGATTTGATCTTTGACTGTTGTTACCTTGTCAATGATTTTATTTTGGACGAAATTTTCTACTTTGCCCATAACATCAGCCATATTAAAGTTTTCAATTGCACTTTGAATTTTTTCAATAGCGCCCATAACAGTTTTAGTTATCTTTTTCTTAATTGCTTCGATTAATGCCTTGACTTTAATGGCTTCGAACAAAGCTTTGATTGGGTCTTCGATGTTTCTGATCTTGGCTATAAAACTAAGAGCGTCACCAATAAGACCTTCTACCTGTCCAAGAATAATAAAGAACCCACCTATCGCGCCAAAGACATTTGGCAAAACTGAACAGAAACCACCCATCACAGATTTAGAAAAACTTCCTCTGTAAAAGTCATCAAGGTTTTTCAAAAACTTGGGTGGGTCTTGGTTTGCAGAATAGTTTGCAGAAATAGGGGAATAATTAAACTCATCAATAAACTGAGCAAACTCAAATTGTGTTATCGCACCGTTTGTAATTCTAGTATTAAGAATTTCATAATTAGGAAGGTTTTCAGCAACGAAAGATGAAGTGCTAATGAACTTGTTTATTAGGTTTAAGTTCGTATCAAAAGCATCGCCATATTTTTTAACAGCTACGACTACAGGGTTAGATTCTGGATCGGCAACCATATTATCCATAAATGATTGTTGCAATACCTCAACCTGTGCTAAAGCGTACTCGCCATTAGCATTAGCCACAGCTTGTGTGGTAGGTTTGAACACCTTTTCTTCTTCTGGACTGAGACACCAATCACGATTGGTTAACTGCTTTTCCATTCCTGTATTTCCCTAGACTCTATTACTTTATTTATACACTATCAATCACACGAAAACGATTAAAAAACCACCATCTGGATCATCCTCAACTCGTGCATCTCTGCCATCCCATTGGACTATATCACCATGTTGGTGTTTACCGTTATACACATCATCAAACACAAGATCGTTGGCGTCTGGAGGTCCGAATGCGGCTTTGTGGTCTTCGATAGTCCATTCGTCCTCATCTACTTCTGCTTCACCATTATCAGGTTGAGTACCATCTTGTTTTGCTAGTGCCTTCTCTTTTTCTTCTTCTGTTATTTTTGGAGTTGGCTGTGGTTGTGTAACTGCCCCTACTACTGTAACTGTAGGATCGTTGACGCCGATGGCTTCTTC